GGCATCGGGTTTGGTTTGTGCCAAATGATGTCTTGACGGAGGAACCACCCGTCTTCTTGGAGCGCTAGCGCCACACGCCACGGGATGCCGACCAAATCTTTCGGTTTGAGATAGCCATCGTCTCTCCCGATGCGGGCACGAAAATCTTCGTTGTCCCCGCCCGCGTTTGAGGCGTTGGTGGTCGCAATCGTCTGCTTCCATCCGTTCCCGTTGCTACCCGCATACGAGTCGCCGAGGTTCAACCACAAAGTTCCGTCGTCACGAAGTATGCGTTTTACTTCGTTGAAAACGGACACCATGTCGGCTACATACTCGTCAAAGGTCGGCTCCAAACCGAGTTGGTCGTCAATCCGTTTCGCACCGCATCGCGGACATATCGTTTTGTAGATGCCGTCCCCGATTGCACCTTCAAGGTTTTTCTGCCCTGTTGAAGTGCTTTCGCTGTGCTTGCTGTCCCTCTTGTGAGAGCACTCAGGATTACCGCCCTCCCACTTGCCTGTGCCGTAGTCACGAAGACCCCAGTACGGGGGCGACGTGACGACGCAGTGAACCGTGTTGTCGGGAATCGTTTTCAACATCTCACGGACATCGCCGATGAGTATGTTCGGATTCAGCGTCAACACTTCTTGAGCAGCACCGACCTCTGATTGTTCCATCATCATGGTTTCGTCCCCCATCAGGGGGAAAGTCTACTTAGACTTTTTGAACCAAGCACGGACCCGCTGGCGCAATGACTTGCTCTTCAGGTCGTTGGCATACACGATGACGGTATCCAGAACGTCGTGAACGTCCTTCTCAAAAGCGGCGACCACCTACTCCACGTCTGTCTTGACGGCTTCAACCGTTTCAGACTTGGATGCCGCGCTGGCGGGGTGCTTTTTCTTTGAAGAAGCCTTCGCCTTCGTGGTCGAAGTCTTCTTCCTTGATGTCTTCTTTTTGGATGTTTTCTTGGTTTGAGCCATAGCAAGACACTAGTAGATGCCAACCCCCTTGATTTGAAACCCCCTATGTGCTATTTCAGGCAATAAATATGAGGTATTTTGTAATAGATGGACACAGGCTCGTATTTGACCGACTTGGACAAGTTAGCCCTCGCGGTTGAGGCGACCAAGGTAGCCAAACAGCACACGGTGGAAGAAGCGGGTATCGGCGAAGACATCAACATAAATCTTTTCAGTTGGAAAGATGACAAATTGGTTTCAATCATGCAGTTGATGGGAACCCACAAAATGTTGAGGGATGAAAGACTCCACAAATTGACCAGCGCAGCCTGCATAAAAAGGCAGGGATGGGGCGTTGACGGGTTCACCTTCATCGCGGAGGGGTACTGCTCGCTGAAACCTTCCCAAACCAAGGACAAAGACCTAGCAAAACTTTTCGCGGAAAAGGACTCGCCAGTTTCGGAATGTTTGTCCTTCACACATTTGGGTGGGGAAGTACCGATGTTCATTTCCGTCCCATACAAAATCACTCTCGGCAGAAACGTTGAGTTCGGAAACGCCCTATGTTATTCCGCTATTGATGTGATGCGCGACCTCAATTATGCAGCAACCCTGAACGCAGCCCTAAAATTGGACCACGACACGAAAGCAAGCGAGGGAATTGACAAAGAAGTTTACTACGGAACCCTTGCTGATGCAATTCACGACATGGGTTTTGAAATATTCTACAGGGACGACGTATGACAGAAGGAACTGAAATGGATTTCGCCAACTATCAATGGAGAACAGGGCACACTGCCATCTACCCTAAAGACAAGGCTCTTGAGTATCTTTCTCTCGGGCTCGTCTCCGAGGCTGGTGAAGTCGCAGGCAAAGTCAAGAAAATAATCCGCGACCACGACTCCGTTATGACGAACGAAATGAACGAGAACTTGCAGGCTGAAATAGGCGACGTGATGTGGTACATCGCTCAACTATGCACGGCTTTGGGTACGAGCATGGGGGCAGTCGCAAGAAAAAATGTTGACAAACTCGCCAAACGGCAACAATCAAACACGATAAGCGGAGACGGAGACAATAGGTAATGGCTAAGAAAAAAGTTGCGCGAGGCGCACAACAGAGAATTCGTTTCAACTATTTGACTGGTCAAAACGAAACCGTTCCCGGCACGAAGGCTGGCAAAAAGCGAACCCGCTTGCCATACGGTCACCCGTTGCGCACTCACGATTTGGCTCCGAGGAAAAAGCGCAAAGAAGGAAAGAGCGATGGTGACGCCCAACAGTGATGCGTTGACCGTTATAAGCGGTGCGGAAATCGGCGATATTCCGCCAACACCGCTAGTTCCGCCAATGAACGAAACGACTGTCGCGCAGGCATCTAATTTGTTGTTGAAATTCGGCAGGCATTACGGAACTGCCGTCGGTTATAAGCAGGAGCAGAACGGGCGACTGATTCAGCATGTTCTGCCCAACCCTAAAACTGAGTTCGCGCAAATTTCATCTTCTTCAAAAACGGTTTTGAAACTTCACACGGAAACTGCGTTCCACCCGCACAAGCCTGACTGACTGATTTTGATGTGTCTTCGCGGGGACGAGAACGCACCGACGACATACGCTTCTTTTGACGACATTATGAAGGAAATGGATGTGTCGTTGATGTATGAGTTGATGCGCCCGCAATTTTATGTTCAGCCAGACATGTCATTCAAGAAGGAGGGGAAGTCATACAAAGAGTGGCTTATACCCATCATTGATTGCAGGCACAAATCTTTGAAGTACTGTTATGACGAGGATTTGATGCGAGGCAAAACAGCGTCTGCCGATGACGCTTTGCGGAGTTTGAATGCTTTGGTCGCCAAACACACGAAGGAAATCGTGCTGAAAACGGGTGATGTTCTCGTGATGAACAACCATCGCGTCATTCACGGCAGGAAGCCGTTTCAGCCTCGTTATGACGGTACTGACAGGTGGCTGATGAGGTTGCTGGTCAAAGCACAATTACCAGAAAAGTCGGAGTATTTGGATGTTTCGTACCCCGTGATTACGACGGAGTTCGCGTCGGTTTAGACCCCGAGTTGTGCTCTGATGAGCAGGTATTCGCGCTCTGACCGTGCTTCGCGGACGGCTTGTCTTGGGTCAATGATTGAGGCGAAGGGGCACTCGTCAACGGCTTTGCTCAACACGAGTTTGTGAAAAAGAACGCCGAACAGTGTCAATGTGATAGGTATCAGGAAAATCATGCCAAGATGATAAACCATTCGCTTGTGAACGGTTGCACTATTCGGGGTGACTGTCTTCACCTTCTTCTTCGGACTCGTCACTCGGCTCCGACAAAGCAGGCAAATCGCCAAGCAACTTGGTCACCGTGCTCTCCTCAATCACGCCAGAGTCACGCATAATCGCCAACAACTTACGAGCCTCAGCCTCGGCGTCAAACTTCTCAATGGTCTGCCCGCCAGCGGCGCCAGCCAACACAGCACGCAACTGACTCTGCGTGGAATCCTGAACATCCATACGAACATTCAAATTGTTCTGCTCCATACCGAGCAAACGGGCACGCCTGTCAATAATTGAAAGAACGGTTGACACCGCCTTGATGTCGGGCTCCACCGACACCTCAGTGCCGTCATCCAACTTCACTTTCCTGTGTTGCGTGAGCGGCCAGACAGCGCTCTGAAGGGCGTCCAGACGCTCCAGTTCCATCTGTAAGACCTCCGGATACGCCATCAGCGCTTCCTGACTCAACTTGCCCAACTGACGCTTTATAGACGAGTTCACAGAGTTGTTCGTCATACCGAAACGCCGAGAAATCTCAGAAATCGGTATGCCAGCCTGCCTCATCTTGAAGATTCGAACATCTCGCTCCGCAAGGAACTCTCGCGTCAAGCCTTTTTCACTCATATTGGGTCTCTCGCATCAACTAACTCAAACGGGAATACTTTACCCCTTCGAAGTTTAGTCGGAAACGGTCGCTCGTCGCGTGCACCACGGAAATGGCGTATATCGTAAACATATTCACCGACAACGGTCGGGTCGGGGTGCAACGACAAACCGAACTCCGGCCAGCGAGACCAAACGGCAGACCCAAACGGGCGCATATCCCTCGTGCTCATTGAAGAGCCCAACGGCGCATGATGCTCCAACCACATTGCACACTTGTAGTAGTCACGAATCATGTCAAAGTACTTAGCCACCTGAACGGCGACCGCCTCCGATGTCCGCCCGCCCGGGTCCACGAACGACTTGTACAACGGTCCGATGAGGAGCAGGTCGGGTTTGACCCGTTCCACCGTCTCCTCAATGATTGCCCTGTCCTCAGCCCTCAACAAATCCACGCCCGCAGGCTTGATGAGAATGTGGGCGTCAACCTGTTTCGTGTGCCCGAAACGCATCGCCGCGTTCATGATGTTCGTGGAAGTACGGCGGATGATTCGTTCAGGGTTCTCCAAGTCAATGGTGAGCGTGCGCACGGGCTTGATGCGAGAAAAGTTGAACGGGTGCAGACCAGCAGCCGCACAAATGGCGACCTGTCGTGCGAGCATCGTCTTGCCGACACCTTCCGCTGCGACGACCATGATTCGTTCGCCTCGCTCAATCAAACCGTCAATAACCCAATCAAATTCCTCTTCCGCGGACTCGCCCAAAAACTCCTGCCAATTGACCAGACGACCTCGGTCATAGTCGTTCTCGCCTTTGATTTGGTTGAGAAGCATGTTCGCACGAGAAATGCGGGTGTCTTCGGAAAGGTCTTCGCGCAACAACACTTTGCTGATTTGTGAGGCGATTGCCTCAAGAGAAGATGTCGCCTCGGAGACCGCCGTCTCGTCGGGCTCTTCTTTTTCTTCCTCTTGTTGCTGTTCCGATGTGAGAGGTTCGGCGTCTTTGAAATCAAGCAGGTCTTCAAGTTTTCCGCCAGCACCCAACAGTTCGGAGACATCCTTGAATTGTTTCGGGGGAACGAATGTGCTCACTTCGCATCCCGCTTTCGTCAAGCGTTCACCGACCTCCTTGGCGTGTTCCCAACCTGGCATGTCGTTGTCCGCGACGATGAACACATTGCAGTCGCGCAAAATTTCAGTGAACGAATCCTGCCATTTACCTGCACCGTTAGGCGGTGTCGTCGCGCACCAACCGAGTTTGGCGAGATTGTCCGCGTCTTTTTCACCCTCAACCAACCAAATGACTTCTTTATTGTCGCGAGCCTGAATAATTTCAGGAAGTCGGTATAGCGTTTTGTCTATACCCTCAAGCGAATAAATCCACTTCTTCGGATTGTCGGGGTCTGGTCGTCGTTGCTTGAAAGTCTTCTTGCCCCATTGGTCAACGAAGCGCTGTTTCTGATACAGCAACTCACCTTTTTCACCACGATAGTTGTATGTGGCGACGAGGGAGAGTTTGCGTTCCTCTTGTCGCGGTGGGTATAGGTCGGTCACCTTTACCCCGACGGCGGTGCAAATCTGCACCAAGTCGCATCCGTTGCCTCGGTGACAGTTGACCAGAACGCGCCCGTCAGCGCCCTGTCCGATTGAAAGCGAAGGATTGTCGTCGTCGTTGCGACACGGACATCGGGCTTGCCATCCCGTCCCCGCCTTGCGGACGCCGTTGAGTTTCCCGAGGAAAGACTCAACAGTGGGGGCTGCGCCTTGGGTCATTTACTCGCCTTGTTCATTTTGGCGATAAGACGGTCTCGTTCTTGTTGCCTCTGTTCTGCTTCCCGTTCGCGTTGCAGTCGCTTGCGTTCCCTGTCTCTCCACCGCTTGCGGGCACGAATGGCGTTGGCACTCTCAATTTCGTTGCCGTAACCAGACTGCCAAGGCTGATATTTGATGCCTCGTTCCATTCGTGCGTACTGTCGCTCCGTTTCGGACATGCCTCCCCAAATGCCGTGGGACTCGTTGTGCAACGCGTACTCCAGACACGCGTCTTTC